AAGTCTGGAGGGTCGGCCGGGCGGAAACGGCTCTGTTCCTCACGCGCAACAAAACGCCCCTATTCATAAGGAATCAAATGGCTGGAGTAAAGGGTCGGAGCGGCGGTGCCCGGCCTGGGGCTGGTCGTCCGCCGAAAACTGAGGCTGAGAAGAAGACGATCGCCACGGGTGGCAAGCAGACGCCGCTCGAATTCCTGCTGTCCGTCATGAACGACAACGAGGTCGACGACAAGCTCAGGCTCGAAGCCGCCAAGACCGCGGCGCAGTACGTCCACCCGAAGAAGGGCGAGGGCGGAAAGAAGGATGACGCGGCGGATCGCCAGAAGGCGGCCTCGGCTGGCAAGTTCGGCGTTCGCTCGGGGCCGCTGCGGGTGGTTGGTAAGCAATGATTGATTTGAGACTAGGCGACTGCCGCGAGGTGTTGGCAGGGATGCCGGCCGACTCCGTTGATCTGACCGTCACCAGCCCGCCTTACGACAACCTGCGGACCTACAACGGGTTCACGTTCGACTTCGAGGGCATCGCTCAAGAGTTGTACCGGGTGACCAAGCCGGGCGGCGTGGTGGTTTGGGTTGTGGGTGATGCCACCGTGAAGGGCAGCGAGACGGGAACGAGCTTCCGTCAGGCGCTGTACTTCAAGGATGTGTGTGGGTTCAACCTGCACGACACGATGATGTGGCTCAAGCCGAACCCCATGCCTGGGGGGGCAAAAAACCAGTATCAATCATCGTTTGAGTACATGTTCGTGCTTTCTAAGGGCACCCCGAAGACGGCCGGCATTCTGACCGCTCCGTGCCAAACGGCCGGCGCGGTGAACACCCGGGTGGGTAGCGCGGGAAAAGACGGATGGAAAGCATCGCCAGGGGTGCGAGTGGTGAGAGATACAAAGCGCCGCTCTAATGTTTGGTCAATCCCCAAGGCAGCAAGCGGCAGGGGTCATCCAGCGGTGTTCCCTGAAGCTATCGCCCGCGACCACATCCTCTCTTGGTCAAACGAAGGCGAGACCGTCCTAGACCCGTTCCTCGGCTCGGGAACGACCGGAAAGATGGCGCTGCAACACGGGCGCAAGTTCGTAGGCATCGAGATCAGCCAGGAGTATCTGGAGATCGCCCGACGACGAATAGAGGGCGCAACGGTAGAACCCGCTGAGGCGGGTTTTTTTACGCCCTAGATATGGACTGGTCGACAGCCTGCCCGGACTGGCAGAGGCGGATCGTTGCGCGCGAGTCGCTCATCGCCTGCCCGCCACTGTTCCCGGCTGTCGCCATGGATGCGTGGGAGGTCTGCAGCAACTTCTCGTTGGTCGACGTGATCGGCCAGCCGCTGCTCGGGGAGGCGTCGCTTCCCTGGCTTCGGGATTTCGTGATGGCGGTGTTCGGCGCGGAAGATCCGGAGTCGGGCCGGCGCCACATCAACGAGTTCATGCTGATGGTCTCGAAGAAGAACGCCAAGAGCACGATCGCCGCGGCCATCATGCTGACGGCGCTCCTGATGAACTGGCGCGCGTCGGCCGAACTGCTGATCCTGTCGCCCACGAAGGAAATCGCGGACAACAGCTACAAGCCGATCCGAGACTTCATCAAAGCGAACGACGAACTGTCCGCTTTGCTGAAGGTTCAGGACTACTTTCGGACGATCACGCACCTGGAGACGGGGGCGACGCTGAAGGTAGTCGCGGCGGACAGCGACACGGTATCGGGCAAGAAAGCGTCCTTCGTCTTCGTCGACGAGCTGCACGAGTTCGGCAAGCAGGCGAAGGCCAGCAACATGCTGCTGGAGGCGACTGGCGGCCTGGCATCGCGGCCTGAAGGCTTCGTGATCTACGCGACCACCCAGTCGGCCGAGCCGCCGGCCGGGGTGTTCAAGACGAAGCTCGACTACGCGCGCAAGGTGCGCGACGGCAAGGTCAAGGACCGTAAGTTCCTGCCGGTGATCTACGAATTCCCGGACGCCATGCTGCAAAGCAAGGCTTACGAGGATCTTGAGAACGCCTACGTCACCAATCCGAATTGGGGCGCATCGGTCGACATCGAGCGGATCACGCAGTTGCACAGCCAGGCGAAGGAGGGCGGCGAGCAGGACTTCAAGGAGTTCCTCGCCAAGCACCTAAACGTCGAGATCGGCCTAAACCTCCGCTCCGACCGCTGGGCCGGCGCGGACTTCTGGGAAGTGCAGGGCACGGCCAATGGCTTGACGCTCGACGACGTGCTCGACCGCTCCGAGGTGGTTGATGTCGGAATCGACGGCGGCGGCCTGGACGACTTGCTCGGCCTGGCGGTGATCGGCCGCGACAAGGACACGCGCGAGTGGCTGCTGTGGACCCATGCATGGGCGCATCCATCGGTCATGGAGCGTCGGAAAGAGATCGCGCCGCGGCTACAGGACTTCGCCAAGCAGGGCGATCTGACGCTGGTCGCGAACATGGGCGACGACGTTTTCGAAGTCGCCGAGATCGTCGCGCGCTGCGAGGCGTCCGGGCTGCTGGATAAGGTCGGGTGCGACCCGGCCGGCCTCGGCGGCATCCTCGATGCGATGGTGGAAGCGGACGTGCCGCAAGACAAGGTGATCGGCATCTCCCAAGGCTGGAAGATGACCGGCGCCATCAAGACGGCCGAGCGGAAGCTGGCCGAAGGAACGCTGATCCACGGCGGCCAGGCTCTGATGGCCTGGAGCGTCGGAAACGCGAAGGTAGAGCCGCGGGGAAATGCGATTGTGATTACCAAGCAAGCATCCGGCTCCGCAAAGATTGACCCGCTGATGGCGACATTCAACGCCGTCACCCTCATGTCGCTCAACCCGGTTGGCGGCGCAATAACCCAAGGGTTCGTAGAACTGTGACCTTCCTAACTGACCTCGCCGCCAAAGTGAAAGGGTGGCGGGGACAGCCGCGCCCGGAGATCGGGAACGTGACCTACAGCGATGCTGTGATGGAGGCTTTCGGCGTCTCGACCAGCCCCGCCGGCATGGTGGTGAACTCGGTGACAGCCATGCGGGTATCCGCCGTGAAGGCGTGCGTGCAGAAGATTGCCGGGACCATCTCGACGCTGCGCCTGGACGTGTTGAAGATCGAGGGTGATAGCGAGATCAAGCTGCCGCGCGACGACCTCTGGTATCTCCTGAACGAGCAGCCATCGTCGCAGTTCACGGCTACGAGCCATTGGGATGGTGTTGTCTCCGCTCAACTGCTGCGCGGCGACGGGTTCACCTGGATTCGCCGCCGGATGAATGGCTCGATCCGCGAACTGATGCCTCTGCCGTGGAGTTGCGTGCAGCCGATCCAACAGGCCGATGGTTCGATCCGCTACTACGTCAGCTTGCCTCAGTACGGCATTCAGACATGGCTTGCCCCGGCTGACATCCTGCATTTCCCGGGCGATGGCTTCGACGGCGTGCGGTCGCAGAGCGTCATTTCCTACGGCGCACGCGCCGCGGTCGGCAACGCCCTGGCGATGGACGAATACAGCGGAAAGTTCTTCGCGAACGGCGCGCACCCGTCGATCGTTCTGTCGAACAAGGGCGTCATGAAGCAGGATCAGATTGACCTGCTGCAAGCGGCGTTCACGCGCAAATACGCCGGCACGGAGAACGCCCACCGCCTCCCGCTCGTCCTCACGGAAGGGACGGAGGCGAAGGAGATCAGCATCAACGCGAAGGATGCGCAGTTGCTGGAGGCCCGTAAATATCAGGTCGTCGACATCGCCCGCGCCTTCGGTGTTCCCCCTCACATGATCGGCGAGACCTCCGGCAGCTCGGCGGTCGGCGCCGGCTACGAACAGCAGGCCCGCGACTTCGTGATGCATACCCTGCGCCTGCATCTCAAGCGGCTTGAGCAGGAATTGAACCGCAAGCTGTTCCCGCGCGATACCGGAAAGTTCGTCCGGTTCGACCTCGGCGACCTGATCGAAGGCGATAGCAAGGCCCAGGCCGAATACAACCGCGCCGCGCTCGGCGGTCCCGGCACCGGCATGGGCTGGATGACCGTCGATGAAGTCCGAAAGAGCAAGGGCCTTCCTCCGATTAAGGGTGCCGCGGCCGAACTGTTCGACCCGCGCACCGTCCAGAAAGCACCCAATGAAAATCCTCCAGCTTCTGCGTGACAACGCCGGCCGTGAAAAGCGGCCCATCAACCTTGTCCGCAACGATGGCGGCGAAGCGTCGCTCTACATCTACGACGTGATCGATTCGTACTGGGGCGTGAGCGCCCTCGGCGTGATCGACGCGCTGGCCCAGGCCGGCGACGCCAAGACCCTGAACGTCTACATCAACAGCCCCGGCGGCGATGTGTTTGAAGGCCGCGCCATCATGGCCGCCCTCGGCCGCTTCCAAGGCAAGACGGTCGCCCACATCGACAGCCTCTGCGCCAGCGCCGCGACGAGCATCGCGCTCGCCTGCAACGAGGTTCGGATGGCGGACGGCGCGTTCTTCATGATCCACAACGCCAGCGGCATGGTCTGGGGCGACAAGAGCGCCATGCGCGAAACCGCCGACCTGCTGGAGCGCGTCGAAGGCTCGATCGTCAACGACTACACCGCCAAGACCGGCAAGGACGAGGAACAGGTCCGCGCCTGGATGGATGCTGAAACGTGGTTCACCGCGGCCGAAGCGAAGGCCGAGGGCTTCGTCGACAGCATCACGAACGCTGACAGCAAGGCGACGAACACATGGAACCTCGCTGCCTTCTCCAAGGCGCCCGAGGCCCTAGCACTCGCCAAGGAGGCGCCGCCCGACCCGGCGCCCACAGAACCCGAACAGAAACCCGCTCCGGCGGGTTTTTTCATGGGCGCGGCTAACGCGAACAGCCTGCGCCTCGCACTGATTGTTTAGCGCTCTCGCGCACGACAAACCGATGGAGGCCGGTCGCCTCTGCTTTTCTTTCTGAAAGGGTCTATATGACCAACATCCAAGCTCTGCGCGAGAAGATTGCGAACCTCGCCGCTCAAGCCAAGAACCTGCTCGCCGAAAAGGGCGACCAGACCTGGACCAAGGACGAACAGGTCAAGTTCGACAACCTGGCCGACGAGATCGAGCGCGCCAAGGGCCAGATCAAGGCCGAGGAACGCATGCGCGACCTGGACGCCGACAAGTTCTTCGAGAACGTCGCCAAGGAAGGCGCCAAGCGTCCCGACGAATCGATCGACGCCCTGGCCGCGGTCGCGCTGTACCTGCGCAACGGCAACAACGTCACTCCCGAGCAGGCCATGGCGATCCGCAATGCCATGTCGACCACGACCACGACCGAAGGCGGCTTCACCGTCCCGACGCTGGTCGCCAGCATGGTCGTCGACTCGCTCAAGGCCTTCGGCGGCATGCGTGAAGTTGCCGAGATCCTGACCACGGAAGGCGGCAATGCGCTCGGCTTCCCGACCAGCGACGGGACCGCAGAAGTCGGCGAAATCGTGGCGGAAAACGGCCCGGCGACCGGCGCCGACGTGGTGTTCGGTACGGCTGCGGTGAACCCGTTCATGTACAGCTCGAAGAAAATCGCGCTGCCGTGGCAGCTGGTCTCCGACAGCGCCATCGACATCATCGCGTTCGTGGTCGGTCGCCTCGGCACCCGCCTGGGCCGCATCACGAACACGCACTACACGATCGGCACCGGCACCGGCCAGCCGTTCGGCGTGATCCCGCGCGCCTCCACCGGCAAGACCGGCACGACCGGCCAGACCCTGACCGTGATCTATGACGACTTGGTCGACCTGAAGCACTCGGTGAACCGCGCGTATCGCAAGAACGCCCGCTTCATGATGAACGACCTGTCGGTCGCCATCGTCCGCAAGCTGAAGGACACCCAAGGCCGCCCGATCTGGGAGCCCGCAGTGCAGGCCGGCAACCCGGACACGCTGCTCGGCCATGAAGTCGTGTCGAACGACGATGTCGCCGTGATGGCCGCCAATGCGAAGTCGATCGCCTTCGGCGACTTCTCGAAGTACGTCGTTCGCGACGTTGCCGGCTCGGTGCAGATGCGTCGTTTCGACGACTCAGCCTTCGCCCTGAACGGCCAGGTCGGCTTCTGCGGCTGGATGCGTACCGGCGGCAACCTGCTGGACACCGGCGCAGTCAAGGTCTACATCAACAGCGCCACCTAAGCGTTTCACGCGAAAGCCGCCCGCCTCACCGCTGGGCGGCTTTTTCATTGACGTTTCACGGAGAACACCCATGGCAACCAAGAAACAAGACGCGCCGGCCGTCGTCGAGGCGTTTGTCCTGCGCGACTGCGGATTCGGCAGCGCTGGCGCTGTCGTCGAACTGCCTGCGGCTGACGCTGAAGTCGGCGCCGCCCACGGAATGCTCGACCTGAACCCGGCGGCGATCAAGGCCGCGAAGGGCTAAGGCCATGGGCGTCAAGATCATCACCCCGGCGACACAGCAGATCCCCACGGCGGACCTGCGCCTGCAATCGCGGGCGGACCCGGCAGACACGACCGAAGACGCCCTGTTCGTCGGCTGGCTGGCCTCCGCGGTCAAGCTGGCCGAGCAAGCGACTCAGAGGTCGATTGGCACGCAGACGCTGGAGCTGGCGCTTGACGCCTTCCCTACCTCCTGCCCCATCAACCTGCCGAGCGGGCCGGTGACCTCGATCACCAGCATCAAGTACATCGACACGGCCGGCATCGAGCAGACCCTGTCGTCGGCGCTCTACGCGCTGGACGACTACGGGCTACAGGCCCGCGCCGTGCTGGCCTATGGCGCAGCCTGGCCGGCGACGCAAGCCGTCACCAACGCCGTGAAAGTGCGCTATGTGGCCGGCGACCTGGACCCCGCAGTCAAGACCGCGCTGTTCCTGACCGTGGCCCATTTCTATGAGAACCGCGAGGCGTCGACCGATCTAGACATCAAGGAACTCCCCCTCGGCGCCAAGCAGTTGCTCGGCACCGTGAAGGTCTGGGGCGTCTGATGCGCGCCGGTAGCCTCAAGGACCGCGTTTCGCTCCAGCAGCCCGGCACGGTCCAGGACGACGAGGGCCAGCCGATCCCGTCGTGGACCGTGGTGGCGGCGCTCTGGGCGAACATTCGCTACCTGTCGGGCGCCGAAGCGATCCGGGCCGGCGCGGTGGCAAGCACTTCGAGGGTCAGCATCCAGATCCGCAAGCGTGCCGGCGTGCTGCCAACCATGCGCATAGTCGATGCGCAGGGCGTGGTCTACAAGATCGAAGCCGTCCTGCCTGACATGCAGCACCGCGACCGCATCAACATCGTGTGCGAGGTGGTCTCGTAATGGCAAACGGTCTCAACAGCTTCGTCATGAAGTTGGACACGTCGGGCCTGGATGCCGTCTTCGACAGAATGGAAGGCAACCTCATGGAGGCCGTGCGGCCCGCCGCCCAAGCTGCGGCGCAGGTTCTCTATGACGACGTGAAAAAGAACGTCCAGACCCTCGGCAAGAAGACCGGCCGGCTGGACCGAAGCATCTACCAGAAGTTCAGCCCGGAGAACAGCAAGCCGGGGCTGGCTACCTATCACGTCAGTTGGAACGCGAGCAAGGCGCCGCATGCGTGGCTCGTCGAGAACGGCTATCTGCAGCGCTACGAGATGGTGATCGACGACGCCGGCCGGTTCCGCGGCCCGCGCGTGCGCCCTGGGATGGCTGGCAAGCCGAAGCCCACCCGCCACTCCTCGCAGGCGGCCAAGGACGCCTACTGGGTGACGTTGCCTGTGCCGGTACAGGTGCCGGCGAAGGCCTTCGTGCGGCGCGCGATCGACAAGTTTCCCGCGGCCTATGCGGCGGCTGAAGCCGAACTGCTTCGGCGAATCAACGGGGGTGCAGCGTGACCATTGCGGCCGACATCGCCACCGTCATTGAGACGATCTGCCCGCGGGTGTTCCCGATCGTTGCGCCGACCTCCACGGTTCGCCCGTATGTGACCTACCAGTTCATCGGCGGCGATGTGCTCAACCCGCTCGACAACTCGATTCCTGGAAAACGCAATGTGACCGTCCAGGTCAACGTCTGGGCAGCCACGCACAAATCGGTCAACGACTTGATCGGGCAGATCGAGGACGTGATGCGCGCAATGCCGGCGCGGCCCGCGTCTGCCGCCTTCACGGACTACGACAACGACATGGAGGTCTATAGCGCGCAGCAGGAATTCAACCTCTGGCGCTGACCTACTGAACCCGGCCGCAAGGCCAACCACGCAAAGCCCCTCGGAGCAATCCGCAGGGGCTTTTTTCATGCCCGTTTCGGGCTGTTCAACCGCCGCCGCCGAGCGGCTTTTTTCATTCCCGAAAGGCCCACCATGGCATACGCTTTCCCCGAAGGGGCACAGATCCTCTTCTCCACCACCTTTGCCTCGGCGAAGACCATCACGGCGCTCACCAACGCCAACCCGGCGGTCGCCACCTCGACGGCTCACGGCTTCGCAGGCGCCTCGGAAATCCTGCTGTCCTCGGGCTGGGAAGACGCGACTGATACCGTGTTCCGCACGGGTGCGATCGACGCGAACAGTTTCAACGTGACTGGCCTGAACACGACCAACACCGGGTTCTACGTCCCCGCGGCTGGCATTCCCGCCACGGCGTCGCTGATCAGCAACTGGGTTTCCATCCCCCAAGTGCTGACCATCTCGACGACCGGCGGAGATCCGAAGTTCACCACGATCAGCCCGCTCGCGCGCCGCAACGACATCAACGTGCCGGTGGGCTTCAACGCCACTTCGACCACGCTGACGCTCGGCCATGATCCGTCGAACTCGAACTATCAGACCATGATCGACATCAGCCGCTCGCTCACCAAGTGCGCGTTCAAGCTGCTGCTGTCTGGCGGCGGCGCCTCCTACGGGTACGGCTACATGAGCGTTTCCGAAGTTCCGCAGCTCAACAAGGGTTCGGCGAACGCGGTGACCGCCTCGTTCACCTTCCTGGGTCGCACGATCAGCTACTGAGCGTAGTTGCCGGCCCCGCTTCGGCGGGGCCTTTCATGCCCGCCGGTCGCTCCGGAGCCCGGGCCTTTTTCACCACAGAAGAAAGCACAAGATGGTAACCATCACGCTCGGCAAGCCGCCGAAGAATTTCGCTCCCGTGACTGTTGAGGTCACCCTCCCGGATGGCACAAAGGGCAGCATTCAATGCACCTTCAAGTACCGCACCGTGACAGCCTATGGCGCGTTCAAGGATGAACTCGCCAAGGATTCCGGCTTCTCGGACACGGCCTCGGTCACTTGGACCCAGATCATGGAGAAGCGCCGCGACAAGGGCGGTGAGTACCTCATGCACATCCTCGATAGCTGGGATATGGATGGCGGACTGAGCCAGTCGATTGCACAGCAACTGTGCGACGAAATGCCTGGCGTGTCGATCTCTGTCGGCAACGCCTACCACGCCGCAGCGACCGAAGGCCGACTGGGAAACTGATCGCGGCCGTGGTGGCGTGGCATGCGCCGGCCGCTTCGGCCGCCCCCCAAAAGCCCGACACCAACACCGACGATCCGGAAAAGACGGTCAACGGGCGATTGGTCAATGCCTTCGACATTGGCTATCTGGTCGTACCGAAGGAGACCAAGGACTTCGAAGTCTGGCCGGAAAACTGGCGGACCTGGAGCCTCTACCGCGACATGCGCACCCAGTGGCGCCGCGTCGGCATGAACGGCGCGGCCTACGGGCTCGACTACGGCGTTCTGTTCACCCGCATGGACCGACTGCGCCTGAGTGATCAGGAGTACGAGGAAACCTTCGGCCTGATCAAGCACATGGAGTGCGCGGCGCTCGACGAAATGAACCGCGACAACGAATAGGCCCCTCGGGGCCTTTCTCAATTCTGGACCACCAATGACCACTGACAGCCGCAAGATCCAGCTAGAGAC